CATTCATAATCTATATCCAAGTTCCAAACGTTACTACTCCGTTTCTAGCGTAAATCTGATAGCGTCTCATTGTTCCAGCATACTGAATCTTTGCTGGCATATCTCTCGACCATTCCTCATGCAATTGCACCTGATACTTAGGTCTTACACTGTCTAAGCCGTGTATCTCTGCAAACCTCTCCAAGATGCCCTGCTCTAACACCTTCTCGTTAAATACAGAGCTATCGGTATCAGCTAAGAATTTATCGTAAGCACCACTGTAATAAGTCCAGGTTACACCACCGTCGGATACACTTCCTGAAGTATGCGTTGGTGGCGTTCCTCCTGTCGTTCCTCCAGCACTTGTTTGGTAATAATTGCCGTTATAAAAACAATAACTACCAGCCGCAAAAGCAGTAGTAGCTGTCCAAGTTTTAGGCTTAACACTGCGATCAGCAATGTATTCAAAGATAATGATATCACCGCTCGCACTTGGCGTAGGATAGATAAGAAGTTGATCATTGCTAATGCCACGAATTTGAAACTGTTGATAAATAGTCGGATTAAGCCCAAAGCCTCTAATATCAGCATATTCCTGTGGAGTCATTGGCCCTAATACTCGCCAACGGTTAGATTGATTCCAAAAAGTGTCGTACTGATAATAAGAAAAAGCGGCTGGCAAGGCATACTGCGCCTGACCAGCCACTAAAGTAATCGACCCTGAAGCATAACATTTAGTCCAAGGGTATTGCTCAAACATCTCACGGTTTATTCTTTGAGCGATAGCAAGAAGCTGTTTTGTAGTAGTATCGGTAGCCCCTATAATATTTGAGCTTACCGTGTACCCTGCCTCATTTGCTACGTTCTGTATAACCGTTGATAAGCTCATTCTCTTCTTGGTCTACCTCGCTTTTTAGGCGTTTCTTTTATTTCTGGTTCAACTACCTCTTCAGTCATTTCTTTTCTAAGAGGCCGTAGGTCTGTGCCCTCGTTTGCTTCAATACGCTGCAAAAACAACTCTAGTTTTTCCTCTAGTTTTTCTCGCTTTGCTACCTCAGAAGCTAATTGCTGCTTTAGCTTAACAACTTCATTCTGATCTGAATTAGCCGCCTCTAACCAATCTTTTGCCATTGTAACTAGCTTTGATAAAGGGCCAATTTTACGCTTAACGTCATCGGTTGCCGCAGCTAGTTGCTCAACTGTTTTAAAGCCAAGATAGTTAAGCTCTCGTAGAGCTGATCCGCTCATCATTGCCCATTCAGCTAGAGGGGTTCCCTCTGTAACAGGCTCGCTTCCTGCCTTGAATCGCTCGTAAAGTTCAGGGTATTCGTGAATATCCTGCTGCTCAATACGTCTAACAGTCTCATCACCGCCTGGCCATTGGATCGATATTGAAGGTATTTCATCAAATATCGGTCGTCCTTCAGCTAGGCTCTTTTCTCTGTTTTCATTGTAAGCATAAAAGAACTTTATGTTTGCGCCTGAGTACCGCTTCTTTGGCTGACTATTGCCGTTCATTATGCTTGCCCAATCTACTTGTGCCATAAAATATCCCTCTGGTAAGTTAGATACGTTTGTCAATATCTTTATATACCATATATTTCATTACAAGCCCCATTTGTTAGTAAGATACGCTTCAACGTCATCTCGATCACCGCTAGATAACTGCGTGTTGTAAACAATAATTTCGCCAATTCTTCCATTCAAACCGTTGTTTCCAATTTGAAATGTTGAAGCACTGTAAGTAGGATAATTTAATGAGCCGTAAAACGCATATTGCAAACTGATGGTTGAGCTGTTTACTCGATAATTTGTGTTTGCGATTACTGGATTTCCAGGTGACGTGTTTGCTATTACTGATAAAAGGGTGGGATCGGTGGTAACAGTGACATCATTATTGCTAAACCCACCTGCCGCTTGCATCCCATATCGCGGCGTTGAATAGAATTGGGAAGTATAAACTACAAATGCATTAGGATACGTTGTGCCTAAATTGAAAAAAGCCTGACTGCCAGTCGTTACATCCTGTTGCACAACCGCAAAAACACTGACCGAATTACTAAAGAGTTGCGTTGAGCCTGTTAAAAACAAGTTGCCACCAGCAATGTTTTCAACTGCTGGCAAACCATTAATGCCATTACTGCCATCTCTCCAAACCATTTGATTTGCTGCAGACGCTTGAACGGCATCGTTACTATTACCACTTTGATCTGACCACGTTTTTACGGCTGTGTTATCAGTCGTAATTGCAGCATCGGAGTTATCCAGTGTTCCCTCATCAGCTTTGAGCCATAATTGCAACCCTGCAATATCGCCAGGAGAAAACGCTGGTGTTTTTACACCGCCAATTCCATTTATGCTTGCGCCTGTAATTCCGATAATCATACTAATACATAGCAACAATAAGAGTGGCAGTAGTAGATGTCGCATAGACTTTACTCGCAAATATAGGCAATAGCGTTCCTGCTGGTACAGTAATCTGTACTGGGGAAGAATCGCCTTGAGCTAGTACGTTTATCACGCCAGCACCGCCTACAAACAAAGCTCTTACTGCGCCGAGGTCGGTGCTATCGCTAGGTGTAACAGTTGCTAGTTTTGACGCTGAAAACAGTGCGCCTGGGTTTGAAGGTGTGAAATCGCTTGCCATAATGCCTCAATAAAAAGTTGGGGGAGGCTACCCTCCCCCTAAGTCGATTAGTTAACCGACATGTAGCCAGTGGTTTTAACCTCAACCGTTCCAGCTCCAACAAGTGTTGTAAGCCCAACTACGTTCTTAATGAGCGTAGTAGAAGCATCGTCAACAATACCAGCAGTAGCCGTTGTTTGTAGGTTAGCATCAGCAGCATAAGAAGCAGCGGCCTTAACCTTAATTCCGCTTCCTACTCCACCACCACCAACACCACCGACAAATACCCAAAGGTATTCGTCGTTAGCAGCAGCTACTTGAGCAATACCAACCTGGAGGCTGTTACTTCCAGCGTTAGTAGTTGTCAGCATAGCAGCTTGTCCATCGTCGCTGATTTTTACAGCAGCGTATTGGTCAATAGCACCGTCAGCTTGGACAAACATCCAAGTTCCATCAGGTGTTTTACCTACTGAACCAACCCCTATTGGAAGAGGTAGATTCGCAGTTGTGTATGTTTTTTCTGGATTAACTCCAAGTGCTTGACTTGACATATTTTACTCCTCCTTATGGTGCAATTACAGCTTGTAGAGCAGGAGCCGCACAACACAAGTTACCTTCCACAATAATTACTGTGAAAAAAGCATCTTGGTCGATAGGTCGATCCATCTGTGGCTGAAGTGGCTTGAAGTCTGCGCCTCGAACCATGTCAAAAGACCAATACTTAGTATTGAGCAATCGGCATGAGTTAGACTCAAGAACAGCAGATCCGTAACCGCCATCAAATACGAAATCAACACCGTCATAAGAAAGTGCTCGGAAACCTCCGATAGCTTTTTTAGTAGGAGCTTGTATTCGCTGAATAGCTGTTAGTGAGCTGTGTAGAAACTTCCAAGCAGTTCTATCACATAGCCCAAGATCAACTTGCTCATCACCACGAACGATTTGAGAGATTGTATCAGTGATAGTCCCTTGTACGTTTGTAGCATCAAGCGTAGCTGTTACAGCTAGGTTACGAGCAAATACGTTTGTCGAACGGTCAATTGTTCCGTATGTTCCTGAAGATGGAGATGTAGAAATTGCTTTCTTAATTCCATCAAATTCAAGTCCACCCGATCCTGTTCCGTCGCCTCGGAGCGAAGTTCCAACAGTATTCTTCAAACGAGAAATAGCTGCTTTCATCTTCATCTCAGCAAGGTCTAGGAGTTGAGCTTCATCACGGTTAGCTCGTCGCTCACGACCGCTGATAGCTACTGGCTCATATACCTGCTTGATAGCGAATCGAAATGCTGTTGCATCGTCGATAGCTGATAGGTCAAACGCATCATAGCCCTGATAGAAACCACCTACGGCTGTATCATTATACATGATAGGCTTTCGGAGTTCGTATCCACCAGAAACTTTGCGAACAAGACCTTGATCGTCCAGTGAAGCCAAAAGCGGATTGTGGTGAAGTACCTCATCAGCGATGGAATCCGACTGGTCAAACAAGGTCGCTACAATTGCTTCCTCAAGATTTGCCATTTAATTATCCCTTTTATGTCGGGATAACCTTGGAGCTAGTCTCCTGCCATACGGAGGCGTAGATTATCCCGAATATTTTTACTTTCTATTCTGGGAGTTCCACTACCTGCGGAGCCAGTTATTGATTTGCTTGCCGCCTTAGCTTTCGCTACCTTGGCTTGCTCTTTTTCCATTGCCGACTGAGCAGCCATTTTTGACATTAGGCTGGAGAAAGTCGGATTGCCATTAACCACATAATTATAAGCAGTTTCCAGTATTTCCTCTGCGGAGCTGTATCTGCCTGTACTTGTAAGAGCCTGAACAACAGGAGCCATCTCTGCTTCGAGTTGGGTTGCCGTTTCAGGATCCTTGAACAACGGTTTACTAGCTGTAAACGAGTTTACAACCTGTTGATTGTAATACTCAATAGCCTTTTTTTGTTGCTCGTCTTGGGCTGCCTGAAGCCTTTCATCAGCAATGCGTTCGGCTTCTTCCTTGGTAAGATAATTACTTTGTGGGCGTTGTTCTGATTGTTGTGGCCCTGCCATTTCTTGATCAAGCAAGTCATCAACCGTCAAACCGTAGCTTTCTAGCCATTCCCTGGCAGTATCTACAGGGTTATTTTGCATAGCCCGATCCCAAGCAATAGACCGCTTTGTAACATCAGCTATAGTGTAGCCTTGTCTTGCATATTCATCCTCATACTGCTGCAAAGTTTCATGCAATCCCCCTAGGTTATTTCTTAATTGATTAACCTCTTGCATCTTTTTATCGTACTGAGAGCGAGTTTCATAAGCCCTACGATTTAGATAGGATTGAATAACATGACTATTTTCTGGACTTGGATTAAGAAATGCCTCTTTCTCAATAGCGTTCATGTCAGCAGGTGGAACCAAAGGGGCAACGGACGCATTACTAATAACTTCTGTTGTTTCTGCACTCTCTTGTTCAACTTCCTGTGTTTCTTCTGCTATTTCTTCCTGCTCACTTGTATTTTCAACCGCATCTGTCAGTTGATTTTGTAAAGCATCTCGGATGCTTAACTCAGCTTGCTCTCTTTCTGGTACTATTTCTGTACTATCAGCCATTTCTATACCTATCTATTATTTGGTTTTTTAGTTTTGCAATTAACTCACGTTCAGAACGTCCTGTTTCTCTGTCAGGTTTGTAGCCCCTTTCGTAAGCGTCACCCACTTCTACAGCTCCAGCAGCCCTGTAAGCTGCTCTTAATTTTGATTTACTTGTATATATTTCTTTGGGATTTAACGGATTACGAGTAGGTTCCATGTCGTCTTGTATGAACAAGTCTCTTGCCCATTTTTCTCTAACAACCTCTTCAACTGGAACTACTTTCTGTTGCGTGTGGCAAAATTGATACAATTTGTATTTCATTCATCCTCATCCATTGCAAAAACCATCAAAAGCATTTTTATACGATTAATTCTTGCTTGACCAGCAACTTCTCCCATTTTAGGGGTTGCGTATAATTTATCTTTTAATGCGTCAATAAGTAAGTCTTTATTGACATTTGTGGGGATTACTACTTCCGATTCAAGACGTTGTTTTAATAAATGGGCAGCTAATTCCTCTTCTTCTTTTCGCTGTCTATCTATTTTATACCAAATGTCACTCTGATCGGTGACTATTGGCGCAATTTTATAATGCTTAGGATTTAAGAGGAGGAGTAAGCTCATTATACATCAGTTGCATCCTGAAAAAACACCTGCGTTTTCAAAAACTTATATGCAGATTTGATTGGGTTTTCGTTTGCCAAATCAAGCGTTCCCACATCAAAAAACGCTGTATAATTATCCTCCAATACTAAAAAGGTTCTACGTTCACATACCTGTTTTAATCTGCTCGCTGCATCAGCATAGCAGCTAACTGATATTTCCGCCGAATTACCATTTTTGAAATTAAGAGTAATACGCTCAACCCTCCAATATGATTGAGAATGTGTTGTTCCGTATGTATCAGTGTATGCTTTTGCTAGTGCCATTTTATTCTCCTAAACCGGTTCAAATATTTGCCAAAAAACAGTGCTAGTATCAATGTTAGATGCGGAAACAATGTTAAAACTAACACCAGCGGTTCGCCCATTTACGGCGATTGCTTGCGGCGTACTAACTGTTCCAAGCCCATTAACACTGAGCATGATTCTACTATTATTGGTGATTGCGGTCGTTGATACAGTTGCCGTTCCACTACTTAATGTAACAACTCCCATTTTAGCATCCGAGCCCCCTTCAGTAAGTTTACAACCTGCCCCTGATTCAAACACAACATTCCCATCTTTGTCGACCGTCCAAAGGTCTTGCCCAGCATTATCACGCAATTTAATTAAGTTTGTAGTTCTTGTTGTAAGAGTAACTCCGTACAAAATTGGTTGTGAATTAGCACTTGTAAAAACATTAAACTTTCCCGTTCCTGTTTGTGTGTCAAAAGCCACTTGGAATCGAGTATCTTTGTCATATCGAAAAACCTCTTTTAATCCAGCTGCGCCAGTATCAACGGAAAAGTTTAGCCCGTATCCACCGCCACCTGAACCCTGTACTTTCATAGCGATTTGACCACGAGTTCCTGCCCCAGCACCAGAAGCATCATCTGAATTAAAATTGATTGCGCACACTGCGGCGTTAGCCGTCCAACTATTGCTATTTGTCGTGCTTCTTAACGTAATTGCCGTAGGATCTGAGCCGTCTATTTGGGCGGCTTTTTTGATCAATAAATCTTGAAATTGTGGAGTGTCTGTTGTGCCCAACGGTTGAGGCAATGCGTTTTGCACATCAGTATCAAATGAACTATTTGCCCAATACATTGACATTGCATCGTATTTCAAGTAATCGCCGTCGCTTGGACTACTTGCAGAAACATCCATCAGAGAAGAAAGTGACGAACTGCCACCACCGCCCGATTGCAATGATTGCACATCGCTCTGAAGCTGCATCACATCTCCTTGCAACGATGAAACTGAACTGTTTATGCTTTGGACAGTATTACTAGTTGACCAGTTCGACCCGTTAAACTCTATTATGTCTCCATAACCCGGGTTGGCTGCTGATACGTCACTGAGAGAATCCAGCGTAGATCCCCCACTTCCCCCACTGCTATTTGTCCATTGATAACCGTTATATGTAAGTGAATCGCCCGATGATGGATTTGAAAGGCTGACATCTGCCAAGCCTGAAAGAGATGTTATACCGCCACCCGATTGCAACGATTGAACGTCACTTTGTAGTTGTGTTACATCTCCTTGCAGCGATGAAACATCCATCTGGATGCCATAAACTTCATTGGTGTTAACCCATGATGTCCCATTGTAT